CGCGGAGCTTTGCGCTCCACGTCACGACGTGGCATTAATGCTAGACGAGATGTAGTTACCTCAAAAGCTATTGGAGACTCATGGCTCGAGTTTGCCTTTGGTTGGGCACCTCTTGCCTCTGATTTAAAGGGTGGTGCCGAAGCCCTCGCCCGTATCCAGGTACAGATGGAGCATGAGCTCAAACCTGTAACCGGTATCGGTAACGAGGAAATCGTAACACCCGTAAATTTAGATCAGTTTAACCAGATACCTGGCCAGCGAGTTTGGTATCGCGAAGAAATTCGCGATCTTAAGCAAGCTACAGTCAAGTATTATGGTCGAGTCCGAGTAGGTTTACCTGGCTCCCCTGACTGTCAGGCTATGGCTGCTTTGGGTTTAACCCTTGGCGACATAGTCCCGACGGTTTGGGAGCTAGTACCCTGGTCGTTTCTGATTGATTACTTTTCCAATATTGGGAATGTAATTGATGCATGCTGTTTTCCTCAGGCTGACATAGCCTGGTCGTCGGTAACGAAGCGTTCTAAGACGAGAAGGACCACTACGTGGACCTATCGTCAGGACAAAACGTACCTTCAGGCCAGTGCTGGCAACCTAGGGTTCAGATTCATCACCGCGGATAATTTATCTAGCTTCTCCGAGAAAACTACTGTTAGTCGGTTTGTTTCGCCAGTTTTTATCCCGTCCATCGAGTTCGAACTCCCTCTTAAGTTAGGGAAGCTTCTGAACATCGCTGGCCTGGTAATAGCTGGTCAAAGACCTCCCGGCCTACGGTAATATCTCAAACGTCCATGACATTAGGAGTTTACCTTATGTTTAATCCCACGAGCCCCATTGTCGGTCCTACGACGGTAACTGGTTTAACCAATCCGACGTATACGATAGTGGAAGATGGTGCACCGCCGGACTCTAACGCCAGACAGTTTACTGTCACAACGTTAGGTGGCACACAGACGAGCGTAACAGCTCATTCTATTGCCAGTCCGTTCACCGTTACGATGTTCAGGCCCAAAGTGTTAAAATCACTTGGGCTTCTGAACCCCGTTACGGGTGCGCCTTCTAACGTGCAAGCGAACGTATATAAGGTGATCGTACGAAAGGGTGTAACTATCCTTTCAGGTCAACCTATATATCCTGCGATGGTCCGTGCCGAGATAAGTATCCCGGCTGGAGCCGATTTGGCAGACATGCCAAACATTCGCGCGATGGTAGCTTGCACAGCTGGTGTGTTTCAAGTGAATGCGGAAGAAATCTGCAAATCACTTCAAACCGGCACTCTGTAGCCTAACTTAACTACATCTCTAAGGAGACATTTATGCAATACGTCGACGATTGTCTTTTTAAAACATCTGTCAGCGTTGGCATAGAGGGAGACGCCGATATGCGTTCTTTCAATGCTGATGCTGAACGGAGCTTTAGTCTTTATGCAATTGCACTAGGACTTGAGCTAAATAGTACCGTTCAGGACTGCTGGAAGTTCCCTGACACTTATCTCGAGTTTAGACAACTCGCTTTTCAGTGGTGGGGTTCCGGAGATGGTGGCCGAGATTTTCATCTCAGCTACTTCCGAGACGCCTATAGCGATTACTTCTGCTTTGGCGTAAAAACTTCGGTCCTTAGGAAACACCTATTTGCATTTCTTAAGAAAGAGATGCAACGTGGGTGGATCCCTGTACCAGTGGATCAGCGGGGAGAGTACATCTTCGACTTAGTTGTCGGTGATGGTCATCTCACAACCGCGTTTCTCCATTCAGCCTTCTCAGACGCACATGCTAATGGCCTTTGGGAGATCGACTTCACTCAGAAGTCGTACCCTCTTACGGGCTTAAGCTTGCACGTATGCATCGAAGTTGAAACGAACCGCAATATATACCAGTACCACTGGAGATCAAGATGGGTGTTAACTCTCGTGAACTTTCTAGTAAACTCGCAGAAGACATCAATGCGCATTTTCCCAAAGGGTGCGGAGATTATCCGCCTCATCGGTCTGCGCTTATCCAAGAAGCTTTCGCGTCTTCGATAGTTAAGTCGCTCACCAAGAAATTGGTTACGAGCGACGATCCTATCTTAGCTCAGAGAGCTCTTGATCTGTTCCTCAGCGAAAATGAACGCATGAAGAACTTTGATGTGAGGCCAAACACATCTCTAGACGAAATCCTTTTAAATGAGACAAAACTCAGATTTAGGGACGTCTTTGAGTGTGATGATATCTGGTGGACTATAGGCGAATGCTTTGTCTATGGTCGTACCGGACCGGGTAGTTCCCGCTTGGCGAAAGGGCAAAGTTTTTATGAAAAACTCTTTGCCTCGCCGCTATCTATGACCTCTTCTTCCCTGTACAATCACTACGTACAGGCGTTAGAACGTTTGCCCTCATGGGGGACCGCTAACCAAATACGGTCTCATATGTTTGGGGAGGTTTTAACGCGTGAGTCCCGCCTTAGTTTCGTTCCTAAGACGGATAGTATCGCAAGAACCATATGTACGGAGCCTAGTCTGAATATGTTTTTTCAGTTAGGCATGAAGTCTATGATTGAGAAAAAGCTGTTACATGTCTTTGGAATTGACATGGCTATACAGCCTGATCGCAACCGTAGGCTTACTCGTATCGGTAGCCTAGATGGATCTTTTTCAACAATTGATCTGTCCTCGGCTTCCGATAATTTCTCCCTTACGTTACTCCGCTGGTTATTGAGGCCGCATAGTGCGGCTCTCGCTACCATAGAGAGTTTACGGACTGGGCATACATTGCTGCCTGACGGCAGTTCTGTCGAGTTGCATATGGTCTCAACAATGGGGAATGGTTTTACTTTTCCCTTACAAACATTGTTGTTTTCCTGCGCGGTCGCTGCCACCTATAGGACGTATGACATTAAGCCATACAACCGACCAGACGGGCAAAACTTTGGGGTCTTTGGAGACGATATTGTCGTTCGTACAGAAGTGTACGACCGCCTTTGTCGCCTTTTAGGGCTCCTCGGTTTTAAAGTAAATAGCGACAAATCCTTTTCTAAGGGATTCTTCCGCGAGTCTTGCGGGCACGACTATTTTCTTGGTCGTGACGTTCGGGGGGTTTACATAAAAGACCTCTCGACTCAGCAGGCTCGTTACAGTGCAATTAATCGTCTAAACGAATGGTCCTCGCGCAGCGGTATTCTGCTGCCCCGAACTGTTCGCTACCTCCTTAGATCAGTAAGGTACCTTCCGGTACCTCGCTGGGAGGCTGACGTTTCCGGCATACGTATCCCACTCTGGATGCTCGATCCTTATCGTAGTACGTATCGGCTTTATGAGCCGATACCGAACCGGAAAAAGATAGAGTGCCCAGAGTGCGTACGCCGTAAGGAGCCATGCCCTCACATAAACAGTGAAGGGGCTTTGGTTTCCTTATTGCATGGTAGTCTTAGGGGCGGTCGTATTACGTCTAGGCAAGACGTGGTGCAATACG